GCACCTGTCACAGTTGCTGTTAATGCAGTCGCTTCCGGCGTAACCATGCCTGCATCGTGTGTGTCCATGAACCACAGGAGAACGTGAATATACATATAAGTCATCACGGCCATCATGGCGCGGGGTAAAATCTTCCACGCCAGAATCCTCTCCATAGCCCCACTCATCAGAAGACACCTCTAAACCTTTGAGGTTTTGCGATTGGAGAAAATCCTTTTACCATTCCCCCGTCCCTTAGACCCTGCGCTTTTGGCTTTCGGGGTTTTGGGCTTTGTTTCTTCGACTTTTCCGCTGTCGATAACGCTATCGCTACCGCTTGCTTCTGAGGATATCCCTCCGACCTCAACTTCTCTATGTTCTGAGATATCGATTTCTGACTTATACCTTTTGATAGCGGCATTTCTACGCTCCAACTTCTTTGCTTTTTCTACCGCGGCAACTTTGCGGTTTAGTGAACTTGCTGACATTTTATCGCCCTTTATTCATGTTGTTCAATGCTGCGATATCCCTTTGAGTCTGGATACGCTCCTCCGCAACCCGCGTCTTGTCTTCCGCGGCCTGCTCTTGGATGTTCAGACGAGCCTGCGCTTCCATCTGGTCAGCCAATTCTTTATCGCGCTCAAGCTGTAGCTTTTGCTCTGCCTCAGCAGACTTACGCTCAATATCCATACCGCGCAACTGAAGCTCTTGCTGGCGAATGGCAACAAGTGCTTGTGCGTACTGCTCAGTCAACTCACCAATCAACTCAGCAGCGCGTGATGCAATATCAGCCTGTGCGGCCTGCATACCCTCTGGTGAGGACTGAAGCATCATCAGCTCTTCTTCAGACAGGCCCTGCATGATTTCCATCTGAGCCATCTCTTCAGCCATAAATCCAATATGCTCTTGAATATGGCCTTGCAGGGTCATCACAATAGTTGCGTTAGCCTGCGCGACAGGCGTTGCCACAATTGCGAGATGCGCTTCAATATGCGCTTGATGATTTTGGTCTGGGAAAGCCTGTAAAGACTTGCCACGCATAGCCTCCTGATTTTCCTTAGCCGGATTCGTAGGTTGAGGCTCTGGAGGTGGAGGTAAGATTGAATCGACATTGGTAACTCCTAATGCTTCATACATCTTGCGGTATGCCTGATATAAACCGCGCTCATTACCATGAATTTGCGGATTAGACTGAACCAACTGCAATTCTGTCTGCGCCAAAGCGATACGCTGCGACATAGAGAAAATG